CTAATTGGCATCGCGAGGCGTGCGCCGCACCGGCAAATTTTGCGCGGTGTTTGGCACCTGGGCAAGCCGGCGCTGCCTGCGCCGATCCGGTAGAGGTTGACCGGGCTTTGGATACGGCAACGGACTGACCTTGCAACGCTTTAGCCAGGACTGCTTAACCATATAGATGTAGCGGAACTGCCTGAGCCTATGGATGGTTGCGCGGCCTAGATTCTCTCGCAGGTACTGTGCTCGCCCTCCACTGGCTTTGTGCCGGCTTAATAGCTGGCTGTGGTAGGTCTCGCCGTCCAGTTCGTAGAAGCTTGCCCAGTGGTGGCCAAAGTAGTGGAAGTTCGCTGCCTGATAGACCACGCCCCAAGCCCCGCAACGCTCATCAGCGAAGGACTGAATCCAGGCCACTGTTGGACATGCCCGCCTGATGTACTTGAAGCAGTAGCTCAACGCCCGGCTTTCGCTGTTGCGGGGTGCTACGTCATCGAGCCACATGCGGTTTAGTTCCAGGTACTGGCCAATCTCTGTACCCGCCACGATCTTGTCGGCCGCCCTTGGGTTGAGGGCGTAGCCAAACTGCAACACGCCTCGCATAACCCCATCCACCCAAACACCCAGGTGGATGAAGCTGTTGGAGACAATGCGCCTGGAGTAGTGATTGGCCCTGATGATGCTTACGGCCTCGGCCCTGGGGATGACCGCGATATAGAAGTCGCGGTGCCCAAAACCTGCCGTGGCTTCGGTTCCTTCAATGAAGCCTGGTTGTGTTGTTGTCGGTGCGGTGAACGTGCCTGGGTGCTGCGGGTGGTACGAGGGTTTCTGTTTGGCCACGAGTCGTTTCCATATATGGAGACGCTCGTGGGCGTTCAGTGGGGCAGCTCGTGGCTGTCTGGCTATTCAGTGTCCGGCAACGCGGACACTTGATCTGTAGGGAGTAGCAACCGCTAACGCGGGCAAGCAGGCGGCTACAGCCGCCACAACGTATGTCAAACATTCTGCAAAAAAGCCTTATTTCATATAGGCTTGCCCGGCTCTCGCGAGGGCGGGGGGCCTTGGCTGACTTGCAGGCTGGTTCTGCGGGTTGGTGGCTAGTTCTGGTGCTGTAACACGAGAACTGGCCGCCCTCTCTTAAATCGAATTCAGTAACTCCAACGGCCGCTCTGGCCGCTGGTATGGGTGGGCAAGCATCCATAGGTGCTGCGGGATGATTCGCCCGACCAAGTCTTGGCGGAATATCGGCGAGCCGCCCTGGGCGAAAGCCCAGGGCACCAGCTCACTGCAAAACCAGCTGTCGTCCTCCTGCCAGGCGCGATTGCGGGTGACCAGGCCGGCAATGCCTGCCCAGTCGTAGGGCTTACCCAGCTGGCTGCGGGCGGCGGCGATCACGGCGGCTGGATTGGCAGCCGGGAACTTGACCAGAGCCGCGCGGCTGGCCAGGGCCAACCGATGCTCAAGGCTTTCCTCGACAACGCCCTTTAAGGCGATGGCCCCGATCAGTAGCGGCGCAGCGCCTGAGTCATCGACCAGGTCGACGTGCGACCAGGCCGACCAGGTGGCGGCGCGAATCGCGACACTGCCAGGGTGGTGCCTGCGGGTGAATAGAACGCTGACAGTTCCCATGCCTATACCCCTGAGTTATTGCCGATGCCGGCGACAGCGGCCTTGATGCTGGCAATGGTTTCATCCGCGACGTCCTGCGCTTGTTCGACTTGGCTGGCAGCCATAGCGGTGCGGATCATCTCCTTGGCACTCAGGCGCACAGTGCGCAGTTGCACCAGGGCGGCGTTGTACTGGGCAGCCTCGCGCAGGATGTCGTCAGCCGCCTGCTGGGCGGTACGGCCGTTGATAGCCCAGGCGGCAACCATCGGCGGCACAGTGCCCTGGTAGTTGACTGCGGCGAACTCTTTGGCCTGTTCGGCGGCTTTGTCATATTCCACGGCGCGCAGGGCGTCACCGGCTACAGCGCGGCGGGCGTCGTCGGCTGCTGTGTCGATTTTCTGGCAGAGGCTTGCCTGTAAGCTCAGCAGGTTGGCCGCTTGCAGGGTTGCGTCGAGCGCCCAGTTGGTGCCGGTCCACTGGTGATCGGCCGAGGGGCGCGGCTGGCTGGTGAGGCCTGCGGGCAACTCGCCCAGCTCGCCGTGCTGCTGAACCTCGCCACTGGTAGTGCTGTAGACGGTGCCGCGATGATCGGCGACCAGCAGCCAGGCACTACCGTCCTCGCTGCGTTGGGCGGCCTGCCCGGCGGATACGGCCGGTGGGGCGTCTGAATAGGCGTGAGCCGGAATCAGCCAATTTTCTTCGTCCAGCGGGTCTGGGTCGGCGCTGGAGGGGCCGATGTATTCGCGGGTGAGCGGGTGGGCGCAGTAGATATCCATGGTGATCCTCGGTCAATACTTGATGCAGGCGAGCAGGGCGATATTGCGCGGGCGCGAGACGCCAGCAGCCGATGAAACCGTCAGCGTCGACCCGGCGGCGGCAGACCCAACATCGATACCCGGGTATTCTGAGGAGTTGATCGCGTCCAGGCCGATATCCACTCTCGCAGTTCCGTCTGCCCCGGTTGAGTGCAGGGCTGTCAGGGCAGTGGAGACGGATGTCGGATCGAACGTAACCAATGATCCCTTCTGGCTACTACCAAAGGCCCGCCCGCTATCCACGCCGCGCCCGTCGTCCCAGCCACGGACGAACTCGCCGCGCAGGTCGGGCAGGTTGAAGGTCGTACTACCATCGCCAGCGCCAAACGTTGTGCCAATTGCTGCGAACAGTGCACCATAAGTTGTACGACTGATCGCCGCCCCGTTCGCTTTCAGCCAACCTGCGGGGGCGCTATTTCGCGCGAACGACGCTACCTCGCCGGCCGGTGAAAGCTCGGTGGCGTCTGTAGAGTCCAGCACTCTGACCCAAGGCGACCAGTCATCACCATTCAAGCCGCGCCAGTACATTTTCCCCGCCCCGGCAGGCGTAGCGTAGGGCTCCGCAAACTGCTGCCGGGCACCCGATATGCCGCGCACATAAGTGCGGCAATAGAAGTAGTTCGCAGTACCAGGGCCTTGTGGGTTTGATCCCAAAATTAATTTCGGATGCATGCCCTCATCTACAATCGCATTCCAGCTTGTTGCCGGATCTTCGATATCGACACCGATACGGCAACGCAGGGCGTCTGTGATGCCGTAGCCATACAGCGTCGTCGGCTTTTCTGATATTGCCGACCATGCCTTTGGCACCACGCTCGCAATAGCTGTGATGGCCTTTACTAGTTGTTCATCATCCCCTTCATCAAGCTCAATTCCAGCACTCTCAACAACCGCCACCAGCTCCCGCTGCAGCATGTTGAAGTACGCAGCCAGCATCGGCGTCGCTTGCTGGCCGAGCCCAGGGTTACCGGACCGCCATTCGCCGATCTCGGTCGCCCGGTCGGTGTATGCACCTACCTTTTCCATTTATTCCTCCATATATCCGATTTGCAGGATTAGCCAGCTCGGCGCGGCGTGCCGCAGCGAGCATTCAATAAGTTCATCGCCCCAGGAGCGCAGCGGGTCGCCGATCACCGCTTCCTCGACGACGGACTCACGCACCACGCCGTTGGGCAGCAGTACGCGCCAGGTCAGATCCCAGTCCGCCCCGTTAATGTCGTCGCCGATCACTGCGCCTGTGTGGCCGGTCGGGGTGTCGACCTCGACAGTGGCCTCGCGAAACTCCAGCACCTGGGTGCCGGCGTAGCCGAGCCCTTCGGCCAGATCGAGGTAGTCCTGGGCAGTCAACCCGCCCCGGCCAACGATGCGGCCGATCAGTGCTGCACGGCGGTCGGCCATGGATTGCTCTGCAGGCGCGCAGGCCGAGGGCAGGCCATAACTCGCCTCCCACTCCTCGAAGGTGTACAGCGCCTGCCGAGGGTCGGCTTCGGGCAGCATCGCCACGGCTCGCTCGTCGATGCGCGCGAACTCACGGGCCTGGCCAGCCAGCAGTCGCTGCACCGTCGAGTCCAGATCTGCCTTCCAGACAATGCCCGGCGGCAGCAGCGCGAACAGCTGCTGGCGGTAGTCGTCAGTAGTCAATCCAGCCAATCGGCACCTCCCCAGATCGGCAGATGACCATGTGCGTGGGCAACGTTGGCGGTCGGCCACTCCAGCTCGTAGTCCGTTACGCCGGCAGCAGTGCCAATGGCATTGCGAATTTGCGAGATGAGCAGTGTTCCGCCTGGCTCGCCTTCGCGCAGCACCAGATCCTGGAGCTTTTGCTGGACTGCAGCGCGGGTGCTGCTGTTATCCGGCGTTACCCGCAACTGAGGCACGAACGGTGCTGGCACAGGCGGAATCACGTAGATGTGCGCGGTAACGTTGCGCTGCGTTGCGATGTAGGCGAACACGTCCTCGAGCAGCTGCAGGGAGGGCATCGGCCCACCCACTGAATCGTCAGCCATGATGCGCAGGACGATGGTGCCCGGCCCCATGCCCATCGGATCTTCCCACGCGCGGGTCACGCCCGGCACCTGCAGCGCCCACTCGACCCAGTCGCCCTCGGCACCGCCACGGGGAATGCGGGCCCGGCGCAGCATGATGCGGTCGCGCCACTTGTCGAAGCTCTCGATATCCTCGCCGCCTTTGATGCCGGCAGCGCCCACCGTGGCAGCAGCGTTGACGCCCACCACAGGCGATACCAGGGTCAGCTGCGCGCCAGCCACCTGGCCACCAGCGCCGCCTGCTTCGAGCGCCTCAACCTCGACGGTTGCGGTACCGGCCTCCAGGGTCACGTCCTCAGTTGTGCGGTACTCCAGGCCATCAACCTGCGCCAGAGTGCCGGCATCGATCACCGCGCCGCTGGTACCGGTGAAGATCAGCGGCCCGCTGTGGGTGCTTGCCTCACGGCGCGGCACACCAACGCTGTGCAGGTGCAACAGATCGTCGTCGCAGGTCTCGGGGAACAGTTGCCGCTCCAGCCACTGCAGGTAGCCATA